TGATGGAAGAAACCGCTCGGGCCCGCAAGCTACCGTTCCTGCGTGCCGCTGGCAGGCTCTTGGTGAAAAAGGCGGTCAAAAACTGGCAGAAGAAGGCCATTGGTAAGTAGGGGAGAAGCATCATGTACGCACACATTGGCAGCATTACCGGCGGCGTAAACAAGCAGCTTGGCGACATCCACAACCAGATGGGCGACGAGGTTGAGGACACCATCCAGCGGGAGAACGAGTCCCGCGTAGCCCAGGCCCGCGAGATGCGCCGCATGGAGCATGAGCGTGAGATGGAACGCATGCGCATGGCTGCCGAGCGAGAGAAGACGGCCGCTCTCATCGCCCGACTGGATGCCCAGAGCGGCAAGAAGGTCATTCGCTTTCCGGGAGGCATGATTACCCATGGATGACGACGAGGACGAAATCGAAGGGTGGATGCGCTAATGGACCGTGAAGGCGACAAGATCCGCAGCCTGATTCCCAACCGGCCTGTGCGAGATGTGCAGGGCGGCAAGAAGTTCGTCGTCCGAGCCAAGGTCGGTGACGAGGAGCGGCTCGTCCGCTTCGGTGACGCCAGCATGGAGCATTACAAGGAAGGCTCCAAGCCTGGGCATGGGGATGAAGGAAGGCGAGAGAACTTCAAGGCGCGGCACAACTGCTCTGAGAAGACCGACAAGCTGACGCCCGGGTACTGGTCATGCAATTGGAGCTGGTGAATGGCTGGCATTGACGACGCCGGCCGCGCTATCGCCGGCCTGATAAACGGCATGCCGCCACTCAGGCTCCTGGAAATGCAGGAACTCGCTCCGGTGCATGGTGTCGCGCAGGCCGCCCTGGAGCGGTATATGTCGCCCCGGGCCGCGTCGGCTATCCAGCAGGGCCTTGCACGCCGGAAGCCGCAAATCATGCAGGACGCTGTCCGTGGCATGAGCCAGGGCGCGCACCAGTGGTACTTCAACGAGCCGGTGCGGCAGCAGTTCGTCCGCGAGCTTGGCGACGAGGTTGGCAATGAGCGGTTTAATTTGTTCGCGGACATGGTGGCGGCCACATCGTCCAGCGCCCCGGTTGTCCCGAACATTCGCAAGGCCAGCTACTACATGCGCGAGGCCCTGGAGGACAGGCTGCCAGTAGCCGACGTCGGAGGCTACAGGGACGCGGTGGACTATGTCCGTAAGCATGGAGTCCCAGAGGGCTATGGGTCAGTTGGGCAGGCCATGGACCTGCACTGGGCGTTGCGTTATTTGCGAGGCGAACAGTTTGATGACCTGACATCGGCAGGCGCCGCGCACAAGGTGCCATCGTTTGGCGAGAACATTCGCGGCAATCTGACGCCATGGACGGGCGACCGCCATGAGGCGGCGAGGTTTGGGGTGCCGCCAGTGTTGCGCAAGGGCGTGTTGGAGAAGCAGCCTCTGCCGCCAGCGGTCTACCCGCACGCGGAGAGGCTCGCGTCGAAGTGGGCTGGTGAGCTGGGGATCGCGCCGGCGCAGTTCCAGTCGGCCCGGTGGATGGGCGGTGCCGCCAAGACTGGCGTTAAGTCGAACGACCCGAGTTTTCCGCACGCCTTGGAGAAAGCTGTCCTCCAGCAAGCGGCTCGCACCGGCCAGAAGCCGAACGTGATTCTTCGCGACTTCATCAGAGGCGGCGGGCTGCTGAGCGCGCTCTTGGCGACTGAGGAGGAGTGAATGGCTGACGAAGCCGAGGTCATCCGCCGCCTGATTGCCGAGACTGAGGCTCTGCCGAAAGCAGAGCTTCCAAGCTTCATGGAGTGGGCCGCCGGCCACCCGTCGATCATCAACTACCGCACCAAGTCTCCGCAGCGGTATGACCAAGACGCTCGCCGCGCTCACTTCATGGACAAGGTCTTGGCGGAATACCCAGGAGCGTATCGCTCCGAGCGGTTTCCGGAGCCCATGCGAGAGGCCCTGTATGCCCACCACAAGGATCCGAATCGCCTAAAGTCGGCATACGAGCCGTACACCGAAGACCATCCGCTGGTCAACGCCGCAACGTGGATGGCATCGCTGCCGGCTGCAGTTGCCGCGACCAGCCAGATGGCCGCCAACGCCGTCGATCCGGTTGCGCGGCCGTACCCCAAGGCGGAAGACAACTACGCCCGTGCCGTGAACACGTTCACGGGTGGGCTGACGGAGGATCTCGGGCTGCTGCCAAAGAACCAGAACGCCATGCGTTCGGCCATGGACATGCGCGATAAGCGCGACTCCCTTCCATGGAAAACTTTGGACACCCGAGTCCCAGACGCCATGATCGACAGCGCGTTCGCCAACGAGCGCCGCCTCACGGATTCCGTGCAGTCACTGCGTGGAGCTGGAGTTTCGGAAGCGGTCGCTGAGCCATGGGGCCGCGTGATGGATGCCACGCTAGATCCGCTTGTGAGCTTGTCGGCCGCCAGCAAGCTATCCCGCGCAGGAAAGAACTGGGACGCATCCAAGCAGCTGCTCGGTGATTACGGCATCGGCACTGCCGGGTACACAGTCCCGATGGCGATCCAAGGCGCGTCCAACGCCTACGACACTGCGAACTGGATCAGAGACTTCCTGAATCCGCCAACTGGAGTAGCCCGTGGGCAAGATTGAAGACTCCATCCGCATCCTGCGCAAGTATGGGCTGCTGGCGCCGATGGCTGTTGGTGCGGCATCGCAAGGCCAAGAGTAGCGCAGTCTGGGCATTAGTCCTGTGTACCTCGTACATGGGAGATGCCGGTGGGGAGACTGGACGAACTGATCACGCGGCTTGGCAAGCTGACCTCGGCCACGCCCAGATCGCACGCCGGGGTAATGTTTGACCCCAAGGGCGGCTTGGGCGGGATTCCCGACGCCGCCAATGCGGACTACCGCGGCTTTACCGCATACATGCGACCGCAGCAATTCCTGCAGATCAATCCGCCACGCGATCTAGACGAACGGCCCATTAGCCACATCTTGGAGGCCATGGACTCTGGTCAGCCCATCGGCACGCCGATTGTGTACGTGGACAGGATGCCTGATCGCAACTGGCGAGTAGTTGGCCATGAGGGCCGCGGGAGAATGTCGGCGCTGCAACAGCGTCACCCAGACTCCCTGTTTCCGGTTGCTGTGCATCCGTTTGGCGAGACTCGGGCGCGGCATCTGGCCGCTGACGATGCTTTTACATGGCTCATGCCAGACAAGGGCGGCGACCTTCCGGCTCGCGGCGCAGCTGTCCTGCTGAACAACCAGCTGCGAGTGTCGCCCGCGGACGCAGACTTTTTCAACCGCTACGGCACGCACCCAGCGTTGGAAGACCTCGTCCGCGAGCTGTCGCCGTAACAAAACGCAACTTCGGCGCGCCGGCCATTAGTCCTGTAGAAGTGCAGGAGAGTGCCCTGTGATAGCTGATGGGGTTATGAAGTTTTGCCCGCGGTGCGGCGACGATAAGCCTGCCCCTGAGTTCCACAAAGACAGGCGATCCCGCGATGGCCTGCAAGTGTACTGCAAGGCTTGCAAGGTTCTGCAAGCTTCAGCCAGGCGGGAGAGGATCGCATCAGATCCGGCGAGGGTGGTGCCAGACAGCAAGGCTTGTGTTGAATGCCGCCAATTTTTGCCGCGCGGCGATTTTTACCCATCCAGGGGCGAACTGGACGGACTGTCGTATAGGTGCCGGGCATGCACTAGCGTTGCGATGGCTTCGTTGAAATACGGGTTATCGTTTGACGAGGTGGCTGCTCTTCGCGCAAAAGGGAAGTGCGACATTTGCGGGCGACGGCTTGGGGCCGCCGGAAAGGGTCGGGACGCAGTCAATATCGACCACTGCCACAGCACTGGCACTGTGCGCGGGGTGTTGTGCTGCGGCTGCAATCACATGCTTGGCAATGCCAAGGACAGCCCGGAGGTTTTAGAAAAGGGCGCGGCTTACCTGCGAGCTTCGCTGCGCTGTAACAATTTACCCCTTCCCGTCCCATTGATTCCCTAGAGAGCCCTTCCCCCGAGGCCAGGAATCAATGTCAGACGAATTTGTCAACGACGCGCCGGTAAGCGAAGCCCCAGTTCAGGAGGCGCCGGCCGTTGAGTCGGCAGCTCCGCAGCAGGAGTCGGCTGCGTTCTCTTCGCCGTGGGAGGCTTTCAAGCACCTCCCCGAGTATTCCGGCAAAGACGATCTCTCCATCGCTCGCGACCTCTATCAGTCGCGGCAGGGCTACCAGCAGGCACAGCGGGCTCTTCAGCAGTACCAGCAGGTCGTCCCGTACGCTCAAGAGTATCTGCGAAACGAATCAGCTTTCCGCAAGTGGCAGGAAGAGCAGGCCAAGGCTTCGCAGCCCAAGCCGGCCGAGAAGCCCAAGTGGTGGTCACCTCCCGCCATCGAAGAGAGCTATAAGTCCTACATCGTCCGCGATCCGCAGACGGGCAAGGAGATCATCGATCCCAACGCCCCGATCTCGGTGCAGGAAAAGCTCCGTGCCTATCAGGACTACACGGCGAACTTCGCCCGTAAGTTCGTCACGGATCCCGAGAACACGCTGAAGCCCTTCATCGAAGAAGTGGCGATGCAGAAGGCCCAAGAGCTGGTTGAGAAGCAGCTGGGCCAGTACAAGTCCCAGAGCTACGTTCAGTCTCTGGAGCAGCAGAACGCCGACTGGCTCTATGACCAGTCGGGCCAGATCAGCCCCGAGGGTCAGGCCATCCAGGCGTACATCGCCCAGGCCGCCGAGATGGGCATCGGAACGCCCGAGCAGCGCTGGCAGTACGCCACCGGCATGCTCCAGCGCGATCTCCTGAATCTGCGTTACCAGCAGATGCAGGCTGCCCCGCCGCAGGCCCCGCCCATGGCGCAGGCCCCCGCACCAGCGCCAGCGGCTGACCCAGTGGCTGAATCGAACATGCAGTTCCTCCGGGAGCGTGCAACTCGGACCCCGAATCGTAGTGCAGGAACCACAGAGCCGCGGGCACCGCGCCAGCGGATGAGTTTTGAAGAGAGGCTTCGCGGCCAACTCGTAAATGATGGAGTGATCTGATGAGCAGCTCGGTAGATTGGGCACGTTCTATTGCAACGACGATCGTCAACCACCTTCGGGAGGAAGAGATTGCGTCGTTGCGGAAGTACAAGTTCTTTGCCGCTCTTGAGGGTGCCGGTCAGATCCGCACCAACATGAGCGGGCGTGGTTTCGACTGGGAAATCCAGTACCGCAACCACACGCCGTCTGGCAACAACGGTGAGACTCCTCGCAATTTCAGCAGAGAGAACCTCTGGAAAAAAGCAGAGCTTGAGTACCGGGGCGCGCAGGTCACCGATGCGATCTACAAGCGTGAAATGCTTGAGAATCGTTCGACGCAGGCCCTCGTCAACGTCGCTGGCCAGATGGCCAGCCGTCTGCTGACGAGCATGGAGCAGTACCTCGCCCGCGAGTGGGTGCAGGACGGCTACGCTGCGGGCAACGAGCTGCGGTTCCACGGCATTGAGTCGTTCATGGGCGGCACCCAGACGATCAACGTCGCCAGCGCTGGCTACAACCCGCGGACTGCCGACCCGGCGGATCCGTACTTTGCTCCGAACGACAACTACGCCGGCCTTTCGACCGTGCTGGGTGCGTACGGCGGCTCGGCGGATTCGGTGTCGTCTTGGCCGAACGGCAAGGTCGATCCGGAGTTTGACTTCTTCTCGCCGGTCATTGTCAACGCCGATTCGTCCTACTTCGGTGCCAGCACCTGGAAGGACAACTGTGCGAAGGCTCTGCGTGAAGCGATTCACCAGACCCGTCGCAACGATACGAAGGAAGATCAGGTGGACATGGTCCTTCTGGACCGTCGCCTGTTCATCGACTTCCTGAACACGCTGGACGCCAAGGAGCGCGTGATCGTCAGTCGGACGAACGGCCTCCGCAGCTACGGCTTCACTGATGTGTTTGAGTTCGACGGTGTTGAGGTTGGCTCGGAGAATTCTGTTCCCGCCAACACCGGCTACGGCCTCGCCGTGGGCAACATCGAACTCCTGTGCATGGAGTCGCAGCTGATGGTGAGCGAGGGCCCGTTCTACGACGAGCTTACGCAACAGTATCGGTACGTGGTGTCCACGCTCGGCAACCTGAAGTTCAAGTCGCCGCGCAACTTCTTCAAGCTCGTCGTCTAGTCCAAGGTCATAGGAGTACGCAAGAATGAGTCTGTTTGTTGATCCGCCCTTCAGCCTTGGCCAGACGCTCGGTGTCTCGTCCACGGCGGATGGGACTGGTTGGGTGGGTACTGTGAAGGTGTTCCCGGACGTCAACCCGACGACCGGCCAGATCCGCAGCAATCGGGTGAAGACCTGCATCGCCGTTCGCAATGCGTCGGGCGCTGCTCTTCTCCCGAAGCGGGTGGTCCGGTTTGCTCGGGATACGGCCGGCACGGCCGCGTTCTCGGCTGTGGATGGTTACTCGGCTGTCGCCAACAACGAGATTGTTGGCGTGGTCGATGAGCATCTCCCGGCCTCGGGCGTTGCTGCGAACGATGTGTTCTGGGTTGTGGTGAAGGGTCCGACCGAGGTGTCGCATGCACTCTCGGGCGCTGGCATTGCGGTTGGCGACCGGCTCTCGGCCATCACGGCCGCGACGACTGGCGCTACGACCGCCGGCCGCGTGACGCCCTCGGCTGTGGGTGCGGCTACGACGGGTTCCGACAACGCCGGCCTCGGCGTGATCGGCTATGCCTGCTCGGCTGGCACCACCACCGGCGCGGCGATCCTTGCCTTTGTCAACACCGGGCTTGAGTAAGACCCTCTTTGGGGTTTCGGGGGAGGGCCCTGTCCGCTCGTCGGGCGGGGCCCTTTTCCTTAGATAGATGAACGACATACCAGCCATCCAGAACTTGGACTTCCTGCGTCAGCTGATCGCTGAGTTGCGGCAGGAGCAGCCGTACATGGACGCCTTGAAGCTCCGCATGCTCCAGGGTTCTGGCATGGGCACAGACCGACCGGAGGAATAGCGTGTCCTTTTTTGCGCCAGGAACCAATCGGGACTACGCCAACGCCTACGATAACTGGTGGTTTGGTCAGAACGGCCGAGGCCCGGCGCCGCAGCGATCCTCGTTTGGCCCCGACTCGCCAGCTGGTCGGGCGCAGCCAGTCCAGCCGCAGTCGCAGGGCACGCCTTACGGGCAGTCGCCAGCAAGGCCGAGCGAGCCATACGCCGCCTACCGCCCGCAGGCCGGCGCGTCTGGCCAGCAGCAGGGCGGCGCCTTCTCCGCATACCAAACGCCGCCTTCGTCTAGCATGGGCGGCGGGCCGGGCAACTTCGCCTACGCCTCTCCGGACCAGCGGCCGGCTCCTTTCACCTCCACCACGCGCGGCCCGGATGGCCAGCAGTACGATCCGAGCCAGTATTACCCGATGCGCGATGCGTTCATCCAGAACATTAACGACGCCCGCTCGCAGTTCGTCTCCAACCCCGGCGCCGGCAGGCAGCCCATGGATTTCGGAGCCATGTGGGGGCAGGCGGGAGATATGGCGCAGAGCGGGTACACAAACCCGCTGACGAGCGGCATGGGCGGTAGTCCGATGATGGGCGGCCCAGCGGGCAGCCGGAGCGAAAACTGGTCGCCTGCATATGGCCTGATGGCTCCCCCCGGTGGGCAGCAGATGGGCTACCCATCAGGCCCCTTTGGCGAATCCGCGCTCGGAGCGCTAGCGCAGCAATCGCCGCCGTCGCAGTACCCGCAGGCCCCCGGCGGCCCCGCAAGCGACGACTGGAAGGCACGTGCCATTCAGGCGAGGGTTCGCGCGTGGTATGACCCCAGCAACCCAAACGCGCCGTCACGCCCGCCTCGCAACGACAGCGCGGACCGTTGGGCTCAGTATCGCCAAGAGGATGAGGTTCGGCGGAGAACGCAAGAGCCGCCGGCTCCGCCGCCGAGGCCAGCCTACGCCGGGCGCGAGTCGGAGGCCCAGCGGGCTCGGCGCGGGCAACTGCTCCACGCCGTTGATCGCGACGGCGGCATGAACGGCTGGCAATTTAAAAACATGGACGCCCGGGGCAGAGCCGACGAGATGCGCCGCAGGCGAGAGGCCATCATGGCAGCCTCGCCGCAAGAGATTGAGCGAATGGCCAGGGAGGGGCGATTCCCGACGCCGGGCAGGCAGTCCAGGGCGGGCTACCGGGGCGCCCTGACGCGGGCTTACGACGATTGACACGCAACGTGTAATTTTGTATACTTAACACCCTACCCCGAGGTGTTACATGCAGCAGAAGTTTAACGTCGGTTTCTGTACCTTCTCCTACGGCGGCAATGGCGGCATCGCCTCTGAGGTGCCGAAGATTCGCGAGTGGATGGTGCCACTCGTTGCGGATCTCTCCAAGGACGAGCGGATTGCGAACATCCGCATCTGGAACATTGCCGACACGCCTGTGACTATGTCCAGGAACAAGGCCGTGCTGGACGCCCGGAGTTTTGGCCTGGACGTCCTTGTGATGATCGACAGCGACATGACGCCCGACCTGTACCTGGGCGTGGAGTCGGCCGCAAAGCCGTTCTTCCAGTCGTCGTTCGACTTCTTGGTCAAGCACTATTCGCTCGGGCCATGCGTCATCGGGGCTCCGTATTGCGGCCCGCCGCCGCATGAGTGCGTGTATGTCTTTGAGTGGCGGAACCTCCGCACGGACAGCGTGAATCCGGACTTCCAGCTGAAGATGTACGAACGCCCCCAGGCCGCCAGGATGGCTGGCGTTCAAGAGTGCGCCGCCCTGCCCACCGGCTTGATCATGTACGACATGCGGGCGTTTGAGCTGACTGAGCCCAAGGCGCCGGGCGAGAAGCCATGGTTCTATTACGAATTCTCGGACCTGTACGAGGCGGAGAAGGCTTCGACCGAGGACGTCACCATGACTCGCGACCTCTCGTTGGTCGGCACGCAGAAGCTGGGCTACAACCCCGTGTTCTGCAACTGGGACGCCTGGGCTGGGCACCACAAGCCGCTGGTGGTTGGCAAGCCGTCGTACGTTCAGCCGTCGCACATCTCCTCCAAGCTGAAGCAAAGCTGGGAAGCCAACGTCGATCCGGATGTGAAGACCGTGGAGCTTCGCCCGGCGCAGACGCTGGAGAACTTCCTGCAGAAGTGCCAGAAGAACAGCTGCGCGTAGCATGGCTGACTACAAGGCGTGCATCGAATGCGGGACGTCATATCCCGCCACCACGGCTAACTTCCACAAGTCCAAGGATGGCTTTCACGCCCGCTGCCGCAAGTGCCGCAACAAGGTCGAACGCCAGAAGCGACAGAAGAAGCAGAATAGCAAGCTCGCTGAGATCGAACGTGGGGCGGTGGACATGTTCATCGCATCGTCCCGGATCGGCGGGGCGAACATCCCGCACTCGTCGGAGCTGCTGGAAGTGCTGATGGGCTATTTCGGTGGCGTGAGCGGATTCGCCAATGCCTACATGAAGCAGTACTACGACTCCCCGGTCGGTGGTGCTTTCAGGACCAAGATGCTGGACGGCGTGATGCGGCTCATCACCACCAACACGGCCATGGGCGGTGCAAAGAAGCCATTGGATCTGATGACCGAGGAAGAGCTAGAGGCGCAGTACCGGCGGGACGTTCTCGCTGCCGCCTTATCGATGAAGGTGAACGGCAACCAAGTGAGGCTGGAACATGCTGATGAAGTGCGAGAACTGCCGGTGGTGGGGAGTGAGCAAGCCGGAAGCGTTGGTGGGGGAGTGCCGCCGGTTTCCGCCGCAGGCGAGGCTCGGGATGTGGGAGTTCCCGCTGACCGACAAGAGCCAGGGCTGCGGGGAGTTCCACCCGATGAACATGCGTCAGGTCAATGAAAAAGCATCCGAAGATCCCGCCGCCTGAGATCCCGAAGCCAGACGCTCCGGTTGTCTCGCAGCACCAGATCCAACAGCTCCGCGAGGTGCAGGCTGAGCTTGCATCCCGCCGGCTGGAGGCACTGCGGCTGTATCGCCCCATGCCGCATCAGGAAGAGTTCCACAAGTGCATGGCGAGCGAGCGGATTGTCCTGGGTGGCAACCGAGGCGGCAAGAGCCTGTCTGTCGCCGTTGAGGCCGCCCGCGCGGTCACGGGCCAGGATCCGTACGGCAAGTACCCCGAGCGAGACGGGAATCTTGTAGTCGTCGGCCGCAATTGGCCGCACATTGGGCTGGTGATTTATCCGATCCTCTTCAAGGCCGGCGCGTTCCGGATTATCAAAGACGAAGAGACTGGCGAGTGGCGAAGCATTCGGAAGGGCGACGACAAGTCCAAGAGCAAGCCCGCGCCTCCTCTGATCCCGCCAAGGCTTGTGAAGGACATGTCTTGGGTGCTGAAGAACGCCGGCTACCTCAACAAGGTTGAGCTGACCAACGGATGGAACATCTGGTGCTTCTCGTCGGAAGGCGAGCCGCCACAGGGATATCAGGCAAATTTTATTTGGCTGGACGAGGACGTCTCAAACGAGCGGTGGGTTGGCGAGTGCCAAGCAAGACTCGCTGACCGTAAAGGCCGATTTGTGTGGGCAGCTATGCCCCATTCCAAGAATGATGCACTGATCGGCCTGTGCGAACGCGCCGAGAAGAGTGCGGACGATCCGAACGCCATCATCCGCAAGTTCACGTTCAGATTTTTGGATAACGACTTCATTGATGATGAAGAAAAGCGAAAGAACATCGAACGGTGGTCCGCTCTTGGCCAGGAAGAACTCCGCATGCGTGCGGAGGGTGAGTTCACCACCGAATCCACCTTGATGTACCCGACGTTCAATCAGTCGGTCCACATCCTCCCAAGAGAAGAACTCCCGGACGGCCGCGTTCCCCCGGACTGGACGCGCTACGTGGCGATTGACCCTGGCCACGCCGTGATGGCCACGCTCTTCGGGGCCGTGCCTCCCGATGAACGGTTCCTGCTGATCTACGACGAGCTGTACATCCGCAACTGCAACGCCCTGATCTGGGGCGAGCAGTTTGCCGAGAAGGCCCATGACCAGCTGATCCGATCCGCGATCATGGACATGCACGGCGGCACCCTGCGTGACCTGGGCTCGGGACGACTGCCGCATGAGCTGTACTCCGAGGAGCTGAAAAAGCGGAACATCAAATTCCTCATCGGCGGCCACCAGTTCATTCCTGGCTCCGACGACATCCCGGCCCGCACCGCGCTTGTCCGCAAGATGCTGCACATTCGCGGCGACGGGACGACGCAGCTGAAGATCCTCCAAGGCGCCTGCCCCAATCTCATCCGTGAGATCAAGCGGTATCGCAAGAAGACAACGACTGTGAACGGGCAGGTGTTTGTCACCGACGAGCCGCAGACGCGCGGTGAAGTGCATGCCTGCCAGACACTTGAGTACCTCTGTGCCTACGAGCCGAAGTACCACAAGCCTCCCAGACAACTCGGCCAAGACCCGTGGTGGGTGAAGTATCTGGCCGACAAGCGACGACGAGAGCGGAGGTCCGAAGACCCCTGCGTGATCCTTGGCCCCATAGGAAGCCTGAAGCGATGAGCGATTTCTCCATGCCCAGTGCCGAAGTTGGCGACTGGGTTCTGTACCAGCCCCATGCCGACGCGCCACTCTCCCCTGCCCTGGTTGTCGAAGCCGCCTCGCGGACGCTGACGCTCTGGGCCGTCTCCGGGGCCTACGGCGGTCAGCTGAAGCCCTCGGTGCATCACTCCACCGATCCGGGCGTGAATGAGTTTCCGGACTGGAAGCGTTACGGCCTGTGGCAGCACAAGCCGCGCGACCCGAAAGTGGCTGTTTTGGCCGAGAAAGTGGCTCTTCTTGAGAAGAAGGTCGCTGACTTGGACGGCCGCAAAAAGGGCTGAACGGGCATTAGTCAGTAGGAGACATTAGATGCCCGACGAGAATCCGCTTCGTCCGATTACCAAGCGCTGGCTGGAGTGCATCAAGCAGGCCCAGACGCACAAGCGGCCGTTCCAGGACGACGCTGACGAAGCGATGATGTTCTACTGCTCGGACCCCGACGCCATGTGGAAGGATTCACGGGCTCGGGGCGAGCGTGGATACAACAAGGGGCTCAATCCTCCCCCGTTCAGAATGATGGTGAACCGCGTCTGGGAGGCCGTGCGTCTCTTTAGCTCGGTCATTCATCACCGGAACCCCAACCGGGCAGTGACCCCCAAGGAGTACCCGGTCATCGGGCCGATGCTTCTTGGGATCCAGCCGCAGCCTCCGGTTCCCCAGATGGGACCGGACGGCCAGCCCGTCATGGGGCCTGATGGCCAGCCCGTGATGATGCCTGACCCGGGCATCATGGCGTACCAGCAAGGCGTGGAGCAGCAGCAGTTCCTCCAGGAGCGGCGCAAGGTCATTGCCAAGCTCTTGGAAGACTACCTCAACTACACGCCCAACGAGCTGGACCTGAAGCGCCACTCCCGCAAGGTTGTGGAAGAGGCGTTCATCACAGGTGCAGGCGTGTGGTGGCATGAGCTGTACCAGCCCCCAGGCAGCGAGATCCGGATGGCGGGGTCATTCTTTGACTCCATCCAGAACATCGTCTGGGATCCGGACGCCGATGAGTTTGAGGACATCCGCTGGGCCGCGCGCCGCAGGACGCAGCCGATTGACGAAGTGGCCGCGAAGTTCGGCCTGGACCGGGAGCAGCTGAAGGGCCACATTGAGAGCTACTCCAGCCGCGCGGAAGATGGCGAGC